CCAGTACATGCCTGGTTTAGGCTTCTACGGGTTTGGTTTGATCCACATGATTGGTGGATTGGCGAAATCTGCTACCTCTTTGCTCCGTCAACTGGTTGATGCAGGCACACTTGCCAACTTACCAGGTGGCTTGAAGGCTCGAGGTTTACGAATTAAGGGTGATGACACCCCGATCATGCCTGGTGAGTTCCGAGATGTGGACGTTCCAGGTGGATCGATCAAAGAAAACATCAGTTTTCTGCCCTACAAAGAGCCAAGTACTGTTTTGTACCAGCTTATGGGCGACATTGTTGAGGAAGGCAGACGGTTTGCGTCGGCGGCAGACGTAAAAGCAGCGGATATGAACGCTGAAGCACCTGTTGGCACCACCTTGGCGATACTAGAACGCTCTATGAAGGTGATGAGTGCGGTTCAAGCGCGTCTACATGCCTCTATGCGTAGTGAATTACGCCTGTTATCCAACGTTGTGCGTGATTTTGGGCCTGAATCGTACCCATACGACGAAGAAAACAAGCCAATGGTGGCTGAAGACTTCGATGATCGGGTAGATATCATCCCAGTTAGCGATCCAAACGCCGGAACGATGGCTCAGCGCATCATGCAGTACCAAGCGGCACTACAATTAGCGCAACAAGCGCCAGAAATGTACGACATGCCGCTATTACACCGGCAAATGCTGGAAATCTTGAACATTCGGGACGCAGATAAGATCGTTCCAACGGATGACGACCAAGAACCGACTGATCCGATCACTGAAAACATGAATATGATCAACGGTAAGCCTGTTAAAGCGTTTGCCTACCAAGATCACGAAGCTCACATCCAAGCGCACAAGGCAATGGCAGAAGATCCCAAGGTTATGGAGATCATGTCCAAGAGTCCTAACGCCAAGAAGGCTATGGCAGAGCTTGCAGCCCACGTTCAAGAGCATTTGGCGTTCCAGTACCGGCTTGAGATTGAAAAGCAGCTTGGATTCGAGTTGCCACCTCCTGGAGAGCCGCTGCCTGAAGATATTGAGTTCAGGATCTCTAGATTGGCGGGTCAAGCCGCTGAACAGTTGAAAGGTTCTAACCAGCAGAAGGCTCAACAGCAGAAAGCACAACAGCAATCGCAAGACCCCATCATCCAGATGCAGCAAAAAGAGTTGCAAATCAAAGAGATGGAAGCACAGACTAGGGCACAGTCCGAAATGGGCAGATTGCAGCTTGATGCTCAAAAGGCTATGGCTAGAGCAGACCTTGATCAGCAACGGCTAGATCAACAAGCAGAGATTGAGCAGGCAAGGCTTGGTGTAAAGATTGCTGAGCAAGAATCTAAAGACCAAGTAGAAGGTTTGAAGGCTGGTATACAGATAGCGAAAGAAGTGTTTGATGAATAACGCTTCTCAGAATGTATTTGATTACATGAGAGACCATTTACGGGTTCAAATGAACGAGTATGCAGATCATGTAAGCGGCGGGGCATGCAAAGACTTCAACGAGTACGCAAAGATATGCGGAATCATTGAAGGTTTGGCCCTAGCTGAGCGAGAAATTTTAGACTTGAAGTCAAGATTCGAGTCTGAATAACGCCGCATGAAGCGGTGCAAGCGACTCTGGACGCTTTTTTCCAGTGCAGAAGGTAATACTAATGTCTGAAGCATTAGCACAAGGTGAGGTGGGATCGGTATCGATTTCTCCAGAGCCAGTAACCGAGGACAACGAGCCTCGCTCGGCGCAGCAGTTGCCGGAACCGAAAGGTTATAAGCTGTTAATCGCTCTACCTGAGCCTGATGAAATGACTGAGGGAGGCATCTTAAAAGCTGCCAAAACTCTGCAAGACGAAGAGGTAGGGTCTATTGTCGGCATGGTTCTGAAGCTCGGAGCAGATGCTTATAATGACCCTAAGCGATTCCCTTCCGGCCCTTTGTGTAAGGAAGGCGACTGGATTCTTATGCGTTCTTATTCAGGCACCCGATTCAAGGTGCATGGTAAGGAGTTTCGGTTGATCAACGATGATTCTGTTGAAGCCACTGTAGAAGATCCAAGGGGGATTATTAAGGTATGAGTGAAGCACAAATGGAGCCGGAAGCTCCTGAAACAACTTCCGCAGAAGAAAAGTTCTTTGGCGTCCGTACACAGATCGGTAAAAGCCGAGATGAAGTGTCACCAGACTCTGATATAGAACTGGAAATCGTTGATGACCGTAGTGCAGAAGATCGTCGGCCTCCAAAGTCTGAGGCGTTATCTGATGATGAAGACGATGATGAGCTAGAAGGTTACAGTGACAAGGTTCAAAAGCGAATCAACAAGCTTCGTTACGAACAACACGAAGAGCGGCGACAACGCGAAGCCGCTGAAAAGATGCGTGAAGAAGCTGTGCGGGTTGCTCAACAGCTTGCCTCGAAGAATAAAGAGATGGAATCTCTGATCAATCGTGGTGAGGGAGCGTTAGTCGCTCAGATAAAGCAACGCGCAGAACTCTCTTTGCAACAAGCCCGTGATAGCTACAAGAAGGCGTATGAGGAGGGCGATACTGATAACCTAGTATCTGCACAAGAAACCCTCACAAGAGCGCAAGCAGAGCTACATGAGGCCGAGAGATACGAAACAAACGTCGCATCTCAACAAGCTCAACGGGAGCAGTACGAACAACAGTCGTATCAGCAACAAGTCGCTGAACAGGCTGTACAGAATGTTGCTCAACAACAGCCGCCACAGGTAGATCCTGAAGCTGCAAGTTGGGCGCAAAAGAACTCTTGGTTCATGCAGGATGGCTTTGAAGAAATGACAAGCCTTGCTTATGGCACACATGCCGCTTTGATAAAGCGAGGCATCCAGCCTAATAGCCAAGAGTATTTCCGACAGATTGATTCTCGTCTGAGACAAGCTTTCCCAGACTATGATTGGCAGGATAATGGCGACACATATGGGCGTGACGCATCCGTGACTGCTAATCAACCCTCGACGGTGGTGGCACCCTCCGCAAGGAGCAACGGTGCTAAACCGCGCAAAATACGGCTAACGTCCACCCAGCTTTCTCTCGCTAAGAGGTTGGGTTTAACCCCTGAACAGTACGCGAGGCAACTCGCAAAGGAGACCTCGTAATGTCTGAAGAGCGCACACCAAGAAAATCAACTTCTCGTAAAGTAGATGAAAGACCGACTGACACATGGAAGCCTGCCGCAATCCTGCCTGACCCAGAGCCACAAGATGGTTATGTGTTTCGGTGGGTTAAGACATCGCTTCTTGGTCAATCCGACAACACCCATGTTTCTAAAATGTTCAGAGAAGGTTGGTCGCCCGTAAAGGCTGAAGACCATCCTGAACTAATGCTGGCTTCCGATATCGGATCTCAGTTTGAAGGCAACATTGAGGTTGGTGGATTGTTGTTGTGCAAAGCGCCAGAGGAAACAATGGCTGCTAGAACGCAACATTTCCAGAACATAGCGGAAAACCAAATGTCATCGGTTGATAACAACTACCTAAGAGAAAGCGACCCTAGAATGCCTATGCTCAATCCAGAGCGTAGCACTAGGACTACTTTTGGAAGAAACTAACTCTTAGCAAGGGTTAGTTGTTATTAACTAGGAGGCCATTATGGCTACTGCTGCTACCCCTATGGGTGCCGAACCAGTTGATACTTTAAGTGCGAGCGGCTCGTTCACGGGAAAAGTTCGTCACATTAAGATCGCTAATGCTTATGGAACCGCCATTTTCTATGGTGATTTCGTAAAGCTGGTTGCTGCTGGCACCGTTGAAAAAGCCGCTGTAACAACTTCTGTTGCTGCTGGCACCGTTGGTATCTTTGTAGGCTGCGCTTATACAGATCCCAGCACAAACCAGATGACGTTTAACCAACAATTCCCAGCATCAACTGCTGCTGATGACATTGTTGCTTACGTTGTTGACGATCCTAAGTTGTTGTTCCGTATGCAAGGTGATGAGGCTATTGCTCAAACCGGACTTGGAAACAACATCTCAGCGGTTAACACTGCTGGATCAACTTCAATCGGAAGAAGCAAGAACGCCTTAGATGGTGGCTCTATTGCTACGACCAATACATTACCACTGCGTGTCGTTGATTTCGTAGATGGCCCATCAAGCACGGTAGGTGATGCATTCACAGATTGCATCGTTACCTATCTGCCTTTGAGCCACGCTTACGAAACCAAGCTCGGCGTTTAAGGAGAATTAGGCAATGGCAATTTCAAGAGCGCAAATGCTTAAAGAACTCCTGCCGGGGCTTAACGCCTTATTTGGTTTGGAGTACGAAAAATACGAAGACGAACACACTCTCATTTATGAGACTGAAAGTTCTGATCGTTCTTTTGAAGAAGAAGTAAAACTGAGCGGCTTTGGTGCTGCTCCCGTTAAAGCTGAAGGTGCTGCAATCTCTTACGATTCAGCGCAAGAAAGCTATACGGCTCGCTATAATCACGAAACGATTGCGATGGGCTTTGCTATAACCGAGGAAGCGATGGAAGACAATCTTTACGATTCTCTTTCTGCTCGCTATACAAAAGCTTTGGCACGGGCTATGGCCTATACCAAGCAAGTTAAAGCAGCGAATCCGCTTAACAATGGCTTCACCAGCTTCCAATCTGGAGATGGTGTTACGTTGTTCAACGCTTCGCATCCATTAGTCAACGGTGGAACAAACTCCAACCGTCCGTCTACTGGTGCTGACTTGAACGAAACATCGCTTGAGCAAGCAATCATTGAGATTGCAGCGTTCACCGATGAGCGTGGCTTGTTGATCGCAGCGCGTCCTCGTAGTTTGGTTGTTCCTCCTGCACTGATGTTTACAGCAGATCGTCTGCTAGAGACTACTCAGCGCGTTGGCACTGCTGACAACGACATCAACGCTATCCGCAACATGGGTGCAATCCCCGGCGGCTACGCTGTTAATCACTATTTGACTGACAGCAATGCGTTCTTCATCATCACTGACATACCAAACGGTATGAAGATGTTTGAGCGTACTGCGCTAGAAACGTCTATGGACGGTGATTTTGATACAGGTAACGTGCGCTATAAAGCGCGTGAGCGTTATAGCTTCGGCGTAAGTGATCCGTTGGGAATTTACGGTTCTCCCGGTTCTAGCTAAAGCTGACCACTTTGGTGGCTCTCTCCCCGACGCAGCTTATATTGGAGGGGGCCGCCATTTCCTGACTAATTGTTTCACATGAAACATTTAGACTAACCCAGACAGGAGACTACAATGGGTACTACGACTTTCACGGGTGCAATTCGTTCTGAAAGCACCTTCAAAACTGTAAGCAAAGACAGCACCTCTGGTGCTATTACTGAGGTTACAACTGTTGGTGACGGCCCCGTTAGCCTTGCCGATAGCAATGTAACTTTAACCAACGCCACTCACAGTGGGCGAATATTGCTTGT